TTTATTTTGTCTTTATCGTCTTTTAATTCTTCTTGTATAAGTAACCCAGAGGCAAGTCGTTCTAGTTCTTGTTCCAAGACCAAACCGATTCGTTCTGCCATTGCTTCGTTAACTACACTTTTAACAGAATACGGTTTATTTGATAAAACAGATTCGATTATTTTTTTTGCGTGACTCATAATTCTCCTTATTTATATGTTAGAATATTTTGAATTGATTGTGGATTCTGTAGAAATATTCGATTTAATTGGTTTCCCTTGTATTTAATTCCTACAATATCTATATAATTTTTTATTTTCATGGCCTGTTCTGGGGTAATAAAATAGGATTTTTTACTTCGAAATCTTATTTTTTTAGGAATTTTAGACTTACTTGTTAGAGTTAAAAATTGATAAAATCCTTCATCAAAATAGTTGAAAACTCTAGAATAATCTGAATTATTCTTGAGATCCTTGGGATTCTTCATTTTTATTCATTTCTTGTTGCTGTTGCATTTCTCTTGCTTGTTGTTCCATTTGTTGTTGTATTTTAATCTCGCGTTCTTCGGCCATTTCTCCGTCCATTTGTGCCATTTCCTCGTCAGTTTGATTCAAAATTTGCTTTCTGATATACTTATCTGAAAAAAAGGTTCCGGACATCTGACTCAATATTCCTAACATTTCTACTTTTTCTTTTAAAATTTCATTATTTTTTAATTCATCAAAATACGAATCTTTATTGAATTTAAAATCTATATCTTGATTAATAGACTCCCAATCTGTTAGAGTCATTATGCCCTTTAACAGACATTGCTTCTTAAGCAAATCTAAAAAGAGAGTGGCAAACTGTCGTCTGAGTCTTTCGATGAATTTAAAAAACTTAACTTCATCTCGAGTAATTTCTCCCATTCGGCCCATATTGAATCCGTTTTGTGCCTCGAGACGACTGAGTGGAACATTTAAAGAACGAAATAATTTCTTTAACAAATAATCTACGTCTTCTAATTGACCTAAATTTTGTCCTCCGTCCAAAGTAGTAATTTCAGTTCCTCTGCCTCCGTCTCTTCGCGGAATCCAAAAATCTTCCAACATAGAATTATGATTCCAGTCGTCTCGGATCATTCCTGTTTTAGGATCATATGAAAGTTTGTTTCGATAACGAACCATAAGATCTTTCATGTATTGTTCTGCCTTTTGTTTAGGTAGATTTCCTACGTCTACATAAAAGATTCTTCGTTCTGGTGCTCTAGACATTCTGTAAATTACAACTGCGTCTTCGATTTGTCGAAGCATGTTTAAAGGTCTGATTGCCTTGTGCAAGTATCCTACAACTTTTTTAGTTGTTTGATCCACAATACCAGAATGAATATAAGTTATAGAATCTACTGATATTTTTAAACCAGTAGTAGTGGTAGGAATCAGACTATCGATAGACATATCAGTGTAAATGAAATGTTCGTCTACAGATTTAACCACATAAATTTGAGTTGTGGCATTTATATTTTTTAATTCTTTTTCTACTTTTCTTACTTTTGTAATTTTAGTAGGATCTATTGCTCGTAATTCTTTTATTCCTTTTTCTGGTCGATCCGGATCAATGATATTATGAAAATATAAACGACCGTCTATATACCATCTTCTAAAATACTCGTAACCTTTACTGTTAAAATTTAATAACTTTAAAATATTTTTGTATTCGTCGTGAATTTTTTGTTTTATTTGAGGCGATAAATTTACTCGAGCAAGATCTAACTTGGCAGCCTCACCGTCTTTATCGTAAACCAAAGATTCGTTAATGATATCTTCTATGGCAATATCCACTTCAGGATATAATGACATGGATCGATATTGACCTATAGTTTGAGCATCATTAGCCGCAGCGATTCCTCCAGCATCGTAAACAGATGCAATAAGACCGCCACTTTCTATAACATATGTGCCGTCGTAAGAATCTGGAGAAACAAAAGAAGTAGTTTCTACTTCTCCAGTAGGTCCAATTTCATTACGTTTGCCGAAAGAAAATCCAAATATTTCAAATGCCATACATTATGTATAACTGATTGTGTGTTATTATAAGTACATGTGATAATCGTAATTCATTGTTACAGTAAATTCAGAAAACGCATCGGCCTGATCGTAACTCAAGTCTATTGGACTAATGTCTGATGGCCAACAATTATATAACATTAACTTTTTCTTATATTTACCAGTTTCTGTTCCCATGGGCTGCCCAGTGGGGGCAGGGGTATTATTATGGGCTATATCGTCCCAATTTACTGTCCAATTAATACCAGTTCCAATATCAAATTGATGTGTATTGTCCTCTCTGTCATTTGCCTTATTGATCCATGTTTCAAATACCTTTCGAATATTTGTGTTGCCGGAATATGCATCGTATACTTGAATAACCCATTCTCCGAATTGACGTTCTCCACCAAACTTGATTATTCTTCCTTGATGGCCTACGGGTATAAAATTAACAATGGAACCTGGAACTGATGTAGCCTTGGCATATATACGAAAGGCTCCTGCGTTAAGCGAGCCGGCATAACTGGGCAAATCGAAATCTATTCCGTATCGATTGGATCTGGAAGCAGAAAAGTTTGCTCTAAAAGATTGTACGTCGTTCATTGGTTATTCCTTAGTATGAATGGAAATCGTAGGCAAGAGTAAGAGTAAATTCAGAAAACGCATCGGCCTGATCGTAACTTAAGTCTATCGGACTAATGTCTATTGGCCAACAATTGTGTAACAGGAATTTTTGCTTGAAATCTGTATAAGTACCCTCACCATAACCATCATTTGTATCAAACCACTTAACTTCCCAAGGAGTTTTAGAAGCAGTATTAAGACGAACGTGGTGCCAATATGAAGAATTTGTCAGATCGATCCAGTGTTCCATGATCTCACGAATATTTCCAGTGCTTGAAGAACCGCTTCTAATTGTTCCGTCGTATACTTGAATGACCCATTCTCCGTACTGACGTTCTCCTGCAAATTTAATTATTCTGCCTCGATATCCAACAGGAATCATTCCTATTTGAGTGCCTGGCACCGATGTTGCCTTGGCAAACAGTTGCATATGTTGTACATCTAACCCTAGAGGGTTCATACCAAGGGGTCCGCTCGGTGTAATTAAATATCTATTAGATCTGGACGCTGTAAATTGATTTCGAAACTCTGTAATATTACCGGGTCCTACTGTCATATATTGTTCTCCTGTTTACTAAATTTTAGGGGACTCCGCCACCTTCTACTATTATTCCGCCTTCGCCCTCTTCTCCTCGAGAAACAATGATTTCGACTTCTCGGATCAGTGTTCCAAATACTAAAAGAACTTTTGCTACAAATTTGCCTGCGTTAATTACTTCAGGTGTATTGTTGCTTTCGTCGCAAATTATGCTGAAGTTTCGTATTGCGCCTGATGCTCTGATAGACTCTACTCGAGCGGATGCACGAGAAACAAATTGACTTCGTATTGTGGCGTCATTTACTTCAAACAATACTTCATACGCAAGAGGAACAAGTTCTATCTTTACTTCATTGATTGTTCTGATAATGTTGATTCGTTCCTGATCGGTTACTAGATCGTTCAATAATAGAGTACCGAAACCGTTAATGTTTTTACAATAATTTACACCCTTTGTAGTTAAATGACCTATTTGCGTGTCTGTGAAATTTGTTTCAAGTGCCACTACGCTTCGAACTACTCCTCGTTGAGTTCCTGCTGGAGATTGCCAGTAGTTTGCATTAGCTACTATGCCAGCGACATCAGGTGCCAGATGAGTTGTAAGCAATACCGGATTGGTACCAGAATCAAATACAATTCCATTGTGCTTCTTTTTGCCTGCTATTGCGATAATATGAGAATTTGAAGTAATTCCTATGTTTGAAGTAGAATCAATGGTACCAGTTATACCAGCAGAGACTATGCCCACAGTTGGAGTTTCTTTTGATTTTAAAATTTGAATTATATTGTAAACATCTTGATTTGGTGTACTTCCACTGTAACTCGCTCCGGACCAACCGTTGGTTATTCCAGAAATTTGAAACACACAGTTAAATCTGTTGTTCGTGATAAAAGGAGATTCTGCTGTGGAACTTAAAATAATAGAGAGTGTTGGAGCTCCAGTTGTTCCTAGTGGACCTAGTTGTCCAGTAAATCCTGTTCCATTAATTAAACCAATAACAACAGTTTGTCCGTACTCTAAAAAGTTTTTAACATTCCACCATTCTTCTGTCCAGTCTGAACTTAATGTTAAAGTTCCACCTGATCCGCCAGCAATAAAATTAGAGGAAGTAACTCCATATGGTCCTGTTTTATTTAGTACAGTTTTTACTCCTGCACCACCAGCAGTTCCTCCCAGAACAATTGCCTCTTGATTTACTGTTCCTGATGTAATTCCGTATGCCCGTTGAAACAACAATCTGACTCGCTCGTACCATCCGTTTTGATTATTTTCAACAATATATGATTGAGTTAATTCTTCTGCAGTGGCAAGTTTATCTAGACCTGCACGAGAAATACATCCAACTCGTCGGTCATCTCCCGAAGTGGAAGGTAAAATAACTGGATTATCTGATTCAATGAATGTTATGGGCATAGGATCTCCTTATAATTTCCCATATTTATAATTTTGAAAATCTCAAAAAAATGGATTTTGTTTGTATAAATCTACCCATTTATGAGTATTTCGTAAAGAATCTGTATCTATATTCATCCAGTGGTCTTTTTTTTCTGTAGAGTCTAGATCTTCCACTGAAGTTTCTGATGTAATTATATATCCAAACGGAAGAAAATCTTCTTCAATTTTTTTGATTTCTTCTGAATAAATTTCCATACGAACATCCTGATTG